CAGCAACGCAGCAACGCAGCGGGGTATAGGTTTGTGGTTAAACGCAGTACATAACATTACATAACAAAAAGGGGTTTTACAATGGCAAGCAAGGCAACAATTACACAGTTACAAAACGTTTTACTGGCAACCCGCAATTTTAAGTTGCAACCTTTAACCCGCGCACAGCGCATAAACTTTTACCGCGCCGCACGCAACCCGTACGCAGTACGGTATAGCGCAACGGGTAACCCTACGGGGTTACCCGTAGGGTTAACGTTTGTAGGGTTTGTACAGGGGTATACGGTATTGCGCAACCCTAACAAACGGGGTTATACAATTGTACGGGTATACAGTACGGGGTACGCAGCAACCCCGTTTTACAGCGCAACCCGCAAGGGTATACCCGCTGCAATAGCGTACAAACTTGCGTACGGCGCAGCAATGCGCAGTACAAACCATAGTGCATGGCAAATAGGGTACAAATACCCTGCGCCGTTGCAAGCACAGGTACAGCGCGCAGCGCGTACCGCTGCGCGTATGCAGTTGCTTGCGTTGCAAGCACAAATTGCAGCGGGTATACCCGTTGTAGCGTAGGTTACGTTAAAGGCGTACGGTTACCCCGCTGCGTTGCGCAAGGCAACACAACGCAGCGCAGCGCAGCGCAGCGGGGTATACGTTTGTTTTTAACTATACATAATACGTACACAGCAAGGGGTACATAATGGGGTTAACAAATAGCACAGCAACAAAAGTTGCAAACGCAAGGCATAAGCAAAAGGTAGCAAGGTTTAACGCAACGCAAACCCGCAAACTAGCAAGCACAAAACCCGCACAGCGCGCACAAGGCGCAGCAATGCGCAAACCTGCGCAGCGGGGTAACCCACAACCCAAACTTAAAAAGTTACCTATAAAAATAGGGTTGTGCGGGGTTGCCTTGCTAGGTTACCCGCACAATATATGGCATATGCAAAGCAATATGTACATAAATACCGTGTTGCAAATACGCGCGTACGCCTTACATACGCTACCAAACGGTTACATATGGTTTTACGTACCCGCAAAAGGTAGCAAACCCGCGTACCATATTAAGGCGCACAGTAACCCCGCTACCTTTACAGCGGGTATACAACAATTTTACATAATAAAGTGGTTAAAATAGGTTACATATAGGCAACACAAACCCCGCGCCGTACGGCGCAACCTACGGGGTTTGTGTTGCTTGTTATGTACACTATGGTACATAAAACACAACTTTACATAACCAAGAAAGGTTATAACTTACCATGCAAAACAATACCGCAACCCTTACCCCTATTGTTAAAAACAATGCTTTAGGGCAATTTGCACACTATGCGCAAGCACAGGCGCAAAAGGCGCAAGCACAGGCGCAACGCCTTGCAAACGCAACCTACGTACTTGTTAAACCTAGCAAGGCAAACATTACACGTAACAAGCAAGGGGTTACCGCACAGCAACAAGCACAGGTTAACGCAAACCTTGCTGCAACGCTTGTATTGCAACTGTACCCTTTAGTTGCGCAAAGTGGTTTAACCCCTGCGCAGCAAGCACAGGTACAGCAACACTTGTTGCAAAGTGTATATACATTGCAGCAAGTTACAACGCTACCCGCAAGCAAGTACGCAGTACAGTTACAGTTACCGCCAAACCCATAACCCGCGCCGCAAGGCGTACCCCGCAAGGCAACGCAAACCCGTACCGCACAGCGCAGCGCAACCCGCTGCGCAGCGGTACGGGGTTGCGGCGCACAGCAACGCAGCGTACCCCGCAAGTATAGGTACGCTGCGTTGCTGTACCCCGCAAACACAGCGCAAGGTACAGCGCAACCCCTACGCAACACAGCGCAGCGCAACGGCGCAAGGCGCAAACGTACGGGTAACCCGCAAGGCAACACAAACCCGCAAGGCGCAGCGCAGCGCAGCGCAGCGCAGCGCAGCGCAGCGTACCCGCAAGGCGTACCCCGCTGCGCCGCAAGGCGCACAGCGCAACGGCACAAGCATACCCGCGCGTATACGCGTACGCGTATGTACCCGTACCCGCGCTTATGTGCGCGTACGCGTACCCGCGTATGTGCGTACCTGCGCGCACGCGTACCCGTACGCAAGGGTACGGCGCACAGTACAGCGTTGCAACACGGTAACCCGTTGCAAAATTGTACTGTGCGCAGAAATTGCAAAACAAATCTCGCTACAGAAAATGCAAAACAAATCTCGTGGGCAAAAAACAGCCACAAAATCTGGTAGCAAAAAATAACCACAAAATCTGTAGCAGTTTTTGCAAAACAAATCTAGCAGTTTTACCAACACAAATCTCATAAAGGGGCAAAACATGAAGCGAAAAAATATGTACGTAGGCAAACAAGTTCAGATTAATGTTAACGGCACATTAACTACAGGTATAATCTCACACCTATACCCTAACCTTAAATCTGAACTACAGCAACAGGTAGAAATAGATGTACTGCATAATGGGCAATTCTTAAGCCTAACATTGTACGCCTATCAAATCTACGCTGTGCCACATATTACCACCAACAAATTTGACCCATACGTACAAATTGCCTAACAACAATCTGCAAACTAGGCAGCATAAGCAAAACAAATCTTGTGCTGCATAGTGTGCAAATCTGTTGCACAATAAACCAAAATCAAATCGGAGGTAACAAAATGCAAGACGGGCGCAACTACAGCGGTTTAAGCGAAAGCGAAATAAGCACGCTACTAGATCTGAGGGATAGGGTATACGAAGATCATGGTTGCATAACGCATAGCCAAAACCACCGTATTCTGATTAACCTATGCTACCATATGATGTGGGAAATAACCACAGCATTATCTGAAGAGGGTGGTAGCTGGCAAGAAGATGAGGCGTTTTTGCAAACACACGAAAAGTTGGTACAGTTGCTCAACTATACCCGCCCCGTATATTCCGAAGACTAGCATAAAACAAAACAACAATCTGCAAACTAGGTTGCACAAACAAGAAGGTTTGTGCAACATAGTGTGCAAATCTGTTGCACATAAAATACCAACACGATCAGAAAGGCACAACAATGTTTATGGATACATGGGTTGCTACCGATGGGATTACTACGGTACGCTTTTCCGACCTGCAAAGCGCAGAAATATATTGCGCCCAAACAGGATGGCAAACATCTGACCTTTGGTGTATACGGCAGCAACTAATCGTAACACCAGATGGGGAAAGCGCAATAGTAGAACCCTGGTGCAATCGGATGGACCCAGATGTAGATACAGAAGTACAAGGTACGTGGCTAGATCATGTGTTTGTACCGCCTGCAAATTCTGTAGCCAACGGTACAAGCGAAGATGATGTACCTGTAACCTACAGTTCTGAATATCTACGCCAGCTAGGTAGTATTTCAGAGCGGCTAAGGTGGGATTTTCGTGACCTAGCTGCAACAGAACCCACTATTTATAACAATCTAGTGGCTTACGTTAAAAAGTGCGATGCAAAGGGCAAGAAACCTACCCTAAAAGAAGCAGAAAAAATTGTGGGTAGGTACGCCAACTAATCTGGTTTGCAAGCAAAGGGTACGGCCCATCATCAGATGGGTGGGCCGTTACCTTTACTTACAATCTGGTAAGTAACACACAAAACAAAGTTCAGAAAGGACTTATAAAATGCCTTCTCCAAGTAAGCGTACTCAGATTGCCGCTATCTTAAAGCAGCAATATGGCAATCAAGTAGATACGCCAACGGTAAAGCAACAAGCGAATTACGAAGCGCACAAAGCTGTATCAGAATACTCACATGGCTATTATCAGGATTGGGGTGTTCTGGTAGGTATGTACGCAGGGTACTACGTAATTCAGCTTGACAGAAATGTAAGAACAGATCGGGATGCCAACGAAAATCTGTATGTTGCTTTCCGACTTTACTACAACATCTATAGCTTTACCCATGAAAATGAAATTTGCTATATCCCGCAACATAGCAATGGGGTCGGAGGCCAAACGCTAGATGACTGCCTAAATGCAATCTGCTATCATATTGCCCACAACGCAGCTTATCGCAGCGCAAACACAGGATTGTGGCAACGTAGGCTTCCAGTTCATTTACAGCAACTTCCCAACGTACCTAATCGGTTCGGAGTAAGCTAGGTTGCACATAGGCTGCATAAACAAGATTTGTGCAGCTTATTGTGCAGATTGGCACAGCAAGCAAACAAAGCAAAGTTCAGAAAGGCTTTATACAAATGTCAGAATATCCATTGGTTGCCGTACCCCACTTACATGAAGATCAATTCATGGAAGGGGATGGGGATATGGGTTTTGCCGTACATCCGATGGCTGGCTATGGTACAATCATAGTTAGCGTGGATGGATGGGATTGCCCGTTGCAATTCTTCCGAGTAGACGGCATGGGTAGCTATCAGGTTTACGAATACGTAAACGAAGAAGATGGTGTAATCTGTTACATGGTTAATCCATCAGAGTTTGCCACTGTAGTACCTGTATCGCAAGAAGTGTAATCACGCACACGATACGGCATAACCCCCACAATCTGTTGTGCCGTATAGTGTACAGGATTGCTGTACAGTAATCGTCCTATGAAATCTCCAGAAAGGGATACATGAAATGAAGTACATATTGCTAGTACGTAAAGATGGCGAGGAAGCACGACCAATAGAATGGGGTGCAAGAGAACGCCTACGTACTTTCCAGCTAGGCTACAAACATGGTCTTTTGGATCAGGGTTGGAAGAGCTATGCCACTTATCAAAAAGATTATTACAATTTGGTAGATGGCAAAGGTAAACACATCCAACTATATATTCTGACCGAGCAAGAATGGAAAGACGAGAACTAACATGCACTATGTAATGTACAAAGAAGCTGACGGCAACAGTGAACCGGAAGTTCTGTTTGCTGGCAATAGAGACAAGGCTATCGGTTACTACGAAGGCTTTGTAGATGCAATCCAAAGAATGGGCAACCATACACCAGATTTTAGGGGTGGCATGAAAGACCCAGATATTGATTTACGGATCGCACGCATACACTTCTATCGTAACGATAATCCTGGTTACGCTTTCAACTTATGGGTTAAGAATTTACAACTTCCGAGAGCTTATAACTACAAAGAAAGATAAACAACCATGTTGCACGTAGAACCAGAATTTGCCATTATCGCAATTGTGTTCTTACTGTGTCTATTGTGGGGCCGTAAGGTTTAGGCGCAAACTAGATGCTATCACCTGATTAGATGGTAGCATTTAGTGTGCGAATAGACGCACAATATCTTATTAGCTAGGTTTCAAGAAAGGAACCAAACATGAACGCCAACACCACCACGATCAAGTTCCCCCGCTTCAAGAAGGATGGGATCATTGCCAATGCCGTTAAAAACCATGAAGATTATATGGCTCGGCAGAAAGCACGTTTCACCTTCATCAAGCAAGCGGCACGCATGATCGATGAGAGCTGGTTGCCTGAAGATAGCCGTTTCTACGTAGAAACCTACGGTATGACCATCTACATTCCTTGGTCAAAGGCTAATCTTATTAAGGCACGCAAGGCTATCGGAGCTGGCTGGAAGTACGATAGCCAATACCAGAACGATAATGGTACGCTGACCAAGAATTATCACACATACTTGGAAAGCGAATACATTAGCTTGACTCTGGTAATGGATGCAGAGAAGTTGGTCGAAGGTACTTGCAAGAAGGTCTTAGTGGAAAGCAAGACCGAGATGGTGCAAGTCACACGGCAGACCTATAAGGTCATCTGCGAAGATGGCACAGAAATGATGGAAGTAGAAACAGAACGCAACGTGTAGTGCAGAGGACGGCACACCCATGATCTTGTGGGTGGGCCGTAATGCGCCTTCCACTCGGAAGCTGGTTCCAAGTCCAGGCACATTATTACCCAGAAAGGTATAACATGAAAGAAGAAGAAGGTACGTATCTTCTGCAATTCCAGTTCGATGAGGCAATAGACATGGAAACAGAATGGTTCTACCATCTGCAACATGCGTTGGTGCGCCTTACGTATCTGAGCCAAATCCACCCCGACTATCTGGTAGCTTGTATCTTATTCCAGGCTAGGGATGGTGCGCTGTTCGATGTGTGTGAATTTAACATTCGGATAGGCTATGGTTTTGAAACAGATAGGATCCCCTATGCTACGGAATTGTAGTGCAGATACTTTGTACGGCAAAGCAGATGATAGGCTTTCTCGCATTACGTCTGCCTTACTACATCTAGCGCAAGAAAAGCAAGAAAGCTGGGAAGATTGCGTACTGTGGTCTGCTCCTACAGAGTGCTGGAAGCAGATCGAAGATACGCATGATCGCAAGAAAAGCCTAGTTCTCTTCTATGTAGGTATGGATGAAACCGAATGGCTTGCTGCCGTAAGAGAACGCACCAGTGAACGATGGGTCTATTACAACTTACCATTTTAGGAGATTACGATCATGGCAGAAGTACAGGAAATGGATCAGTGGGAACGGGATGAGTTACGAAAAGCAGCTCGTCAAGAGTACGAGAATAATATTCTCAAGAATCTACGGGATGCAGTAGCAGATGCCTACGTACCTCTCTTCCCGCCGATGGCCCCGACCAATGTAAGCCCGAAAATCGAAAGATTGCTGGCTTACCTTACCTATGCGATCACCTTGCACTTAGATGATCATGAGGATGGTTGGTGGGAAGATGAGGATACCATTCAGGAATTTGACACGTTGTTTTTAGGATAATCAAGAAAGGATACGAGAATCATGTTAGTTGTCTATATATCTATATGGTTGATCAGTCGCTTAATCTATGTTGTGCTGATAGCCAACCAAAGATCTGTTCCAATCCCAGTTCCAAAGAAGAACTATACTCCTGTTTCTAGCCCACGCTGGCCTGAATAGGGTAGAATGCAGAGTCCGGCAGCACATCCTAAAAGATGTGTTTGCCGTAATGCAGGTCTCGTGGTATAATGAGTCTACGGGACAAGGTGACAACTCCTTAAGAAGCATAGTCTTAGCTAGTTTCAAGAAAGGAACTAAAATGTTTAATCCCAAAATCCAAAAGTTAATTAAGGATCAAATGGCTGCGGATGATCATCTTCCTGCCTACGCATGGCCTGGAGGCTATCCATTGTTTTATATGGATGAGGAGAACAATGTTCTCTGCCCCAGATGTGCCTTCAAGGATAAGGATGATGAGTATCGCATCATTACAGATTACGAGATTAACTGGGAGGATTACAATCTTCGTTGCGATGAATGCAATGATTTCATCGAATATGCTTACGGCAGCGATGGAGATGAGGATGCAGAGCGGGAACGTCAGGTCATGTTAAATGATCAGGAGGAAGATGAGGAATGAGAAAAGTCATCATCCACCCGACCTACAAGCAAATGACGGATGCACAACTTAAAGAGTACATCCGCCACAAACTTGAATCCCATCCACATTGGGCAAGACGTGCCTTGCTTGCGCTATATGATGAGCAAACGGATAACGAGAAGGAAGATCCCACCGTCCACGAAAGTAACGGTTACGGATTCTCCCCACAGGATCAGGAATTTCTCACATCCCTAGCGCAGCAAGCGTTACGAGAGCAAACCTTCTCGATGAAGCAGTTGGGTTGGCTCTACACTCTTCTTCCTAAGTATTCGGGTCAGTTGGTAAAACTGATACGGCAGCAACAAACGGAAGAAGAAATCTCCATCGACTTAAAACGTGAACAACAATGGGAACAGGAAGAAGAAGACGAGGACGTAGATGTCGAGTTCTAAAAAGGTTTTTGAAGTGCTAACAAAGTCAGACAGAGATGATAGTACAGAAACTCTGTTCGCGGGAAGTTGGCGAGCTTGTTGCATCTATTTGCAAGCCTATATAGATGCCATTGTAGCTCTCACAGATTATAAGTATCTAACTGAAGGGGATGCAAAAATCCCCACAGAATACGATGTAGTGTTGATGTTCCGTTCACCCCTTGTATCACAACCTGACTTCTTCCTTTGGATAGACCAGGCAGCATAGTTCCACATAGGTTGCATCAGGATCTGGTGCAACTTATTGTGTAGATATGCTACACGATAATCTATTTAGTTGGTTTCAAGAAAGGAACTACATCATGGCACACAATCTTTTCAACGAACGCTTCTACTCCCTTCGCCAACCTGCTTGGCACGGACTAGGGAAGATCGGTGAAGAGGAACAGACGGCAACGGAGATCTTCAATGGGATGCAACCATACATTGTGACTCTGGAACCTGTCTTCACTAAGGTTGGCAACATCAAGTTGGAGTTGCCTAATCGTGTGATCACTCGCCACCCGCTTCCTGACGACAACAATTTCCGCAGTTTTGGGATTGTTGGGCCGGAGTACACAATGGTAGATCCACTTCGCACTTGTGAAATCTGGGACGAATCTACCAAGAAGCCCGTTGAAACGCTCGGTGTTCTGGGGCAAGGTGAGAGCATCTTCATCACCACAAAGCTACCCTCTTTCCAGATCATGGGAAATGGTAGCGTAGCGGATGATGTGGATAGCTATCTTCTGTTGCACAGTCCATACGGTGATGGCGCAATTCAAGTTCGTGTTACGCCAGTACGTGTGGTCTGCCAGAATACGTTGATTGCAGCGAAATCTGCCAGCACCGAGAGTTTCAGGATCATCCACGATAAGGACGTAGAAACACGTCTGTCTGGTTGGATGGAGGGCATTGTGCAACGTGCCGAAAAGAAGAGCGAGTATCTAGCCGAATGCTTCAATTACATGGCTTCCACTACCATCGATGATGAGCAAGCAGAAGATGCTCTCAAGCGTATCTATGTGGATCCCCGTAAGCCTTCTTATGTTCCTGACCAGTCGGTTATGGAACGGCGAGAAAAGGCTTACGAAGCCAATCTAAAAGCGAACATCGGCTGGCGGGAGCGTGTTATGGAAGATTGGCAAGGTGAGGGCATGGGCATGGACTCAGACGTGCTGAAGGGTACGGTATGGGGTCTGTATAATGCTGTAGTGGAGATTGAAGACTATCGTCCTACAGTTGGCCCTATCGGGGACAGTCGTCAGTGGAATACGCTTTTTGGGGATCGTAGTAAGACCAAAGAGCTGGCTTACGAGCAACTGTTCCAGTATTCCATCGAGTCGAATACCTAATATGCCACGCTCAGGAACCCCACCACGCAAAAGTCACTACAGTCCACTAGAAATCAAGTACAAGTATGTCTTGGCTTGGTGCGTATTCGTGGATTCTCATGACTACTTTATCAAAAAGCAACTTACGGCAGCAGAGGAATCTAATGCGCCGAAGGATGCTTATTCACAACGTCCGGATGGTACATGGCGCACATTAGATGAGATGCCTGACCAAAAGACGGCACAAGCTCTCAAGGAATGGGCTGCTTACGTCAAATAGTTTGTAAGTTCAAACAGATAGCTCTCATGAAAATGGGAGCTATTTGTTTGCACTATACAATGTGCAAATTACAGCGTAGGGTATAGGCAAAACACCTGTTTTAAGGTTTTATACGCCTATAGTGTACGCTGTAAAAACACCTATACCCCATTACAGGTACTACCCCACACAAAACACCTATACAACGTTTTGCAAGGGTAGTACAGCCACCCAAGAAAGGTCAAGATATGAGATGAAGCTCATCCGGGATCGCTGGATGCCTATGTTTCAGCTTGCTAGAGAATTGGAACCCAAAGTAGATAAACTCTACAAAGGGGATCCAGAATACTCTAAGGCTTTCGTAAAGAAAGCAGAGCAAGGCATGAAAGCGGACTATCGTGCGGCAGAAGCCTTGATGGCAATATCTGAAACTATTGTGCTGCCATCCAGCATTATGCTGGATTTAGTTCACAATATCGACAGAATCGACACCACAGGATGGATTAAACTGCCGTATCCCTACGTTACCATTCAGTTCACCCACCCTATTTTAGAAACTGAGATCATGCTCCATGAGGAAAAGAATGACCTCATGACCAGATTTGGTTTAGAAAATGATACGGTGGAAGGAATCATCCTTGGTAACGCAGATCAGGATCAACGTCCTTTTCCACCACAGCATGTTTTCAACATGATGAATTGCTGCATACTGTTCAACTCAACAAGTGTGAACAGAGTAGCGTGGATAGGGACGAGCAGTCCGGCAAGACCTCACTGGCAGAACAGCATGTTCCGTGAAAGTGAGATGCCATACAAATCTAGGGAAAATAAGTACAGGATGATCAAGTTATGTTATGCGATTAACCTGTTCTTAAATGCTCCCAACGTCATCGTAGTAAAAGAGAAGCCAGATCCCCACGTTAATGCAAAGCGTGAACGTAAGGGGAAGGCTATCCTGCCGGAATACCATACGGTGACAATTCAGAAGATACAAGTGAAATACGCAGAACCTAGCGGGAAAACGGGAACGGCCCACACACGTATGTATCCTGTGCGTGGTCACTTCCGTAAACTTGCACAGTTTGAAGACCCAATCTGGGTGCATAATCACTTCCGTGGACTCAAACATGGCGAAGAAAGCCTCGTCAAAGAGATCTACAGAGTTGCGCCCAAGAAGTAGGTAATAGCGGATTGGTCGGTACGGAAATTTGCCTTGCCGACCCATTCGTGTTACAATAAATCGTGTAGTTATTGCAGTCCCCACACAAACCAAGAAAGGTTTTACATCATGGAAGACCAAGTTCAGCCCAGCATCGCCAGTCAAATCGAGGCCCTCGTTGCCGCTAAGAATGCGGAAGGTGAGTACGTCACCGTCCGTACCGTATCCAAGCAACTGGGAATCAAGCAAGCCGATGTACGGCCAAACCTTCCGGCAGGAGCTACGCTTCTTCCCTCCAAGAATGGGACAATCGGCGAAAGCCGTATTCAATTGTCAACTGGAGAGGAGGAAGAGTATGTAGACGCAGATACTCTGCCCTCTACTGACTCCAGCAACGAAGAGGAAGTCGTTCAGTTAATGCTACCAAGAAAGACGAGGCGTGTTAAAGTGGAAACTGAACCGAAGGTACAAGAGCTCGATGAGCAGGGCAACCCCATTCCGGAAGCGGAAAAGGTAATCTGCACCATCTGCGGAAATCCCGTTCGCAAGAATACCATTGTGCGACGTGGGATTTGTCCTCTCTGCTTCCGTCAGCTTGCCAAGAATGTAGGCATGAATGCTACGAAGTTGGAAAGCCTTACGGATGAGGAGTTTGACATCGTAACTGGTGAAGAGCTGAGCCGTCGTCGCACGTTGGAAGAATACAAAGCAGGACGTATTCTTACCGATGAGCAGTTCAAGGCGATGGAAGGCACGATTATCCCCGTTAAGGAAGTCTTTGCTGCCGCTAAAGCTGCGGGATACGGGCCTGGTCGTGTCGCTCAAGCAATGGGTGGCGATCGCTTCCGGCACGAGCCTCTGGGTGGTTTTGACTCGGTGTGGACGCCCTACTTCGTAGGCGCACGCAAGGGATGGTACTTCAACATCGATATTCTCAATCACTTCGATGACCTTGCCAAGCCTGTGAAGAAAAAGAAAGCCAAGAGCGCAGGAACCCGTTCGGCAGGAGCAGGTCGTAAGGGAGCTCGTGGTGCAGCCATGACGCAAGTCGTGGAGAGTGATGAGGAAGCCACGCAAATGATGGATTCCACCAATCCAGAAGAGGATGAGTTTTACGAAGAAGAGCAGGATGAGGATTACATCGACGAAGTAGAAGAGCAGGTTTAATCTTCGCACTAAACTGGAATCCCTGGAGCAATCCAGGGATTTCTTTATTTGTAGGGCAAATTGCCCATCTTAACTTTCTTGACCAGAGCAAGTCGTAAAACTGCTCAGGAGAATCTACCATGAATTGCAATTTTGACATCCTGATCAACCAGCTTGAGAAGCGTGCTGCCGAGTCCCGAGCGCAGATTGGCAAAACCCGCACTAAGTTGGAAAGTCATGAGCTGAAGGGCGAAGTCTATGCCATCAACGAGGTGATCTACATGGTCAAGGAATTTGCCAAAGCACAGGAGAACAGTAATGGATCCGCAGATCAGGTGGAACCTGTGGATGCTGCTGCATCTTAGTCTTCTAGTCGGGTTGGCCGTAATCGTTCTTTTGAAGCTATGGAGTGGATCATGAACAAAGAAGAGCAGAAGAAACTGCTAGAGGAACTGGAAAAGCGTAAAGCTGATATTCTGGCAGAGCAGATCAACGAAACTTTCGCTTACAAGAAAGGCTTGAACACAGGAGCTATCCTTGGAATCAATGATGCCATTAAATTGATCAAGGAAGCAACTAAGTAAAGTCCGGCCCCACATCCCCAGGAGCAATCCTGGGGATTTTTTTTGATCTTATCCTATTAGAATGAATCCTGGGGTACTGATAGGAAAGTCGATAAGACCTAGAAGGCTCAGAAGCCATAAGATCAGAACCAAGACCACAATCCCCAATGATATCAGACGCCAGGGTGGGGGAAATCCACGAGAGAGATACTCGATTCCCGTCACCAATAAGATTCCGATAATGATGTAAATAATCCAGTTCCCCATAGCAGATTTCCCCTATCAGATCAGCAACTTCACAACTTCAGATCTTGAGATCTTGACCATTCAGACGAATCCGTAAAGCAGATTTTGATGTTGAGATCACGGTGGAGGTCCTTCCTCTTCCTGAGCTTTCCCTTGCGGTGGTGCAGATGTAGGAGCCACCAAGACCTCAGGTTCTACAGGCCAGATGTTTGTGAGAAGTGGAAACCATTTGGTCACAAAAGTTTGGATTGCGCCAGCGGCAGAAGCTGGATTCTCAGCCCAGGGATCAAACTTCACCGTCCAATCATAATCTGCTATGATGGTCTGAGGAAAGAAGAAAGTCTCTGGCTGCTTGATGACACGAGACATCAGTTCCTTATTAGGATCTTCTGCCGTAAGGCTTTCTGCCGCATCCAATCCTTGCTTCTTTACTTCCGCATCTACTTGATTGCGAAATTCTTCTGAGTTGGAAAAGGCTTTCTGTTGCAAACTATTGATGGGCATTAGTTCCCCCCGATACCAATAGAGCGTGCCGTAGCCGGATCAGCTTCATGGATAAGACCGTTGAGCATCATGAGCGCACCCGTAGTACGTTGGATTTGCTCTTCTACTTGCTTGAGCCTTTCCTGGATAGCCTCACGGTCAGCCTTGATGCCATTAAGATCAGATAGTAGTTCTTTACGCTTTTCCACGAACGCATCAATATCCATAGTTGCTGTCTTCTGTGCCGTACTTGCTGTTTGTTCCACGATCATATCCCCTGCGTTCCTCTCCGAGTGATTCTGATTGTTGCGGATTGTGGCTTCAGCTTCCATTGTAATTCTCCTTGCGATAGTTAAATAGTGTAGATAAAGTAACCAGAAATAAACGTGTTATTGGAGAAACTAGCATTAGTTACTTGTGACATAGATGCTGCACCCGCTGCCGGAGCAGCGAAGAAGCGTGCGGAATTGCTTCCTGCTATGCCACGTAGAACCATTGATGAGAAGGTAGTTACACTAAGATTAAGATAATTTACTGATCCCCCAACTGTATTGTCTGGTACAACGAAAGGGAAACTAGCTAACTCAGCAGCACCAGATGATAGTGACCCTTTGTTCATCAAGGATACTTCATACATAATAACAACAAGATTACCTATACGTATCCAAGAACCCGACCTAGATTGATAAGTTACTCCGGCAGCACTATTAGCGAATCGTACATCTGGAGTATAGACTCCACTCTCAAAGTAGGTAAGAGTGCTTTGTCCGAAATTGATACCTGCGCTGGCAGTTATAAGACCAGTTGCTCTAAGAGTACCTGTAACTTCTAGCTTGTACGCAGGAGCAATATTTCCAATACCGACGTTTCCGGCAGCAAGGATAGTTAAGCGATCAAGTGCATTTGTACGTAAGCTAAGATCATGATTGCTCCATGATCCTATATAGTTGTTGCCGTTACTATGGGCGAACATACCCATTTCTTGCCCAAGTGAGTTTTTAAGATGGATACTGGCAACACTAACATTTGGAGAAATCTGTATACCACCTGTATAGAAACTAACTGCTCCTACAGTTCCTGGCCCCACATGAAGTAATGCTCCTGGAGCCGTATTGTTGATCCCCATATAACCAGTAGTCTTTATGGTGGCTCCTGTTACTGAGGAAAGATCTGTAGAGGGGGAGATGGCGAAAGCATCAGCCAATGAACCGTCAATTCCTATTGTCCAGTTGGTCGTCTGTTGTGTAAATTGTAGACGTGCATCCCCTGCTCCTGCTTGCTGTATCTTCAAACCAACGGCAGAGATAGCCGTAGAATTATCATAGATATGCAAACTATGATCAGGGTTGGTTGTGCCGATGCCGATGTCTCCCGTTGATTCTATTCTCATCCTCTCGACGTTACTCGTGCCAAAAATAAGATCATGAGCATTGACAGTACGGATGACAAGACGAGCAGCATTAGCAGCGAGCGAGACGTCACCATTGGTTAACGGCCCCGACGTTCCCCACCCGCTACCCATCATACCGAATACACCCGAAGTCCCTGCCACACCACGTACCGCCACTTGCGCCAACGCTCCTGCTCCCGTCGAAAGATTCTCCATCATCAACGTAGTTGAAGTCGCCTGATCTTTCTTGATATGGACATAGTAAGCAGGAGCAGCAATTCCGAAGCCAAGATCTCCTGCCGCCGTTATTCTCATCTCCTCTACATTGTTGGTAGCGAAGATCATGTCATTAGCACCAATGGTGCGGAGTACCAACCGTGTAGAACCACCTGTGATATAAGCATCTCCACTGGTCATCGGCCCTGTTACGCCGTAGCCGCTACCGAGAACACCCATTGTAGCAGATGCAGCACCACTACGAGCAGAGAGTGAAGCGACGGCCCCTGCTGCTGTGGATGGATTCTCAGAAGTAATATTGGTTACTGCTCCTTGGGATTTAGAAACGTGTAGCAGATAGATAGGAGTATCCGTACCGATACCAACTTCACCCGTTTCTACAATCCTCATCCATTCAGTACCGCCATTGCTATTTGTATATCGCAAACCGCCACCCTGCAAGCCACGAATTTGAGCTAAGGCAGCGGGAGTCGTCCCTTTATAAAAGATGAGATAGGGTTCCACCCCTACGGCATCACTTGTGCGTGAAATGCGAATACCGGCGGCTGCACCTTCAACATGAAGCAGAGCTCCAGGACTTATCGTGCCGATGCCGACGTTACCATCGTTATGGACACGCATAGCCTCGACACCATCGATGTAGGAGATGACATGACTACCAGAAAGATTCAATGGATAGTAGAGCAAATTGTTATCGTTGTAGGAGTTTAGAGTAGTCGAAGTAGCACTCACGCTCCAGTCAGAGCGCAAGTTAGGATGCGTCCCACGTCCTAATCTTATAGTGCTGACTGAGCCACCCCGAAATTCAGCGACAGCAGTAGAAGGGATAATCGTAGTTGTACCTACACCAAGTTGATGTGCTATGTAAGTAAGATCATCTCGTATGAAGGCAGCAGTTTCGGATCTTGTGGTTGCTACGTTGCCGCTTCCGAAGTAAGCTCCCGTAGAATCTAACCAAATATTGGAAGCTACTGTGGTCGTAGAGTTGATTCCGGCAAGTCTAACGGCCCCACGAGTATACGAATCATGGGATAAGCCGTAGCTAAAGATCTCTGCAACGGAATAAGCAAGACCACCTACCGTCTTCTTGTCTAGCCCAACTGTTCCACGCTTTTTAGAGGGGAAGGTTGTGATGCCATCCCCCATTTCTTCATACCAACCAATAGAATTGTATTCTGCTGAACCGAATTTCATACTAATTCCACGTACTTTATCAATTGTAAAGATTGTATTTTGTGATTGATAAAGTCGGAAATCTACATTCCATAACTTTATGCCGTTCTTCACCCCTCCGTTGGCTACGCTCCCTGTCACCATTGCAATCCCACTCAAACCATCAGCGGGTGACTTGGTAAGATCATCTGCGGCAGCAAAGCCAAAGCCATCCGAGAGATCACCCCATCCTGCCAAACTTCCCATGCTGACCACAGGAACGGTATCATTCCAAAGTGCAGTAGCGGAACGAGAGTAAACGGTGATAGTAGGGCCAATCTTGCCATGCAAGGTAGTAAGACTAGATAGATCTATATAGCCATCACCGACGTTCTTACCAAGACTTACAATAGCATCCCCAGATTGCCATGCGGTCGTAGGCCCACCATCTACATTACGAGTTACAGACCAGCGATAGCCATCTGTAATGACCGTATGAGTTGTAGATGTAATCTTTAGAGCTTCTTGTTGCGGCAGCGAAGTAGTAGGATTTAAGCCTTCCATATACAGATAAGTATTCTGGAACCAGGAAGCCCTCATATCGTGTTTTACATCTATTGTACCCGCACCACTAGCGGCAGCAAGATCAGCAATAAGATTACTGGTGGGTGCAATCATCACACGGCCACCAATCGTAGCCATGACCGATGAAGCCACCAATGTTTCTACATAGAGTTCTGAAGCATAAAGACTACGCCATTTACGATTATAATAGCCTATGTCAATCTTACCAGAACTCGTAGGTAACATCTTGGCATAAGGTGCTATAAGATTACCAGGATTGATGACTAGATCACCACCTGAATTGATGCTGAGGATAGTAGCCGCAGGTGATGTAATCTTCCTTGCGCCACCTATGAAGTTTAGATCACCGCTAATCTGTGGATTTGTATTGAAGGTATAGACGCCAGTGTTGAACTGCGCTCCGGCACTCATATATACCATCGCATTGAAAGTAGCGGTCTGCGCCCAACTTTGGATTCCAGTCCAATCGAAGGCATAGGCACGATTCACGGCCACACCATTAGGATCTACTGTAATTCCCTGATAAGGCTTTACAGATACTCCCGTAGCCCCTACCAGAATACCGTTATCTTCCTTAACCCAAACACCCAAAGTATCTGAGATAATACCATGATAAGGTTTAACATCTACTGTGTTTGCCGTTACTAAGATCCCATTTCCTGGCCCTACGTCAAATCTCATAGGAGTAGCCAGTGTGCCACCACCCGTAAGACCATCTCCTGCGGTGATAGTATAATCTGTAGTGAGTACCTTACTAAAATCTAGCGATAACTCAAGATCACCCGTTAACGGCCCACCACCTATAAGACCACCCGTAGGTGGAGTTAAGATTTGGAGATCTGTACGTACTACAGTATCATCTACCGTTAAGCTGGGATTCGTACTGATGGGTGCGCCACCCTGGATGCCACCATTAAGAGGTGTAACAATAAGAGCAGAAGCTCTTGCGACTTGGGTGAAATCTACAGCCAGTGTTACATCACCCGTTAATGGCGCACCACCTGTAAGACCACTTCCCGCTAAGGTCTTGATCTGTGTAGTTGTAGATACAACATCATCGAAGTCTACGGCTAAAGTACGGTTGGCTGTAAGATTACCACCCCCCGTAAGACCGCTTCCCGCATTAGTGAAGAAAGTGATCGCGCTACGAGCAATGGTATTGTCTACATCCATGATCTTATTGGTCATAATAAGACCAAGACCAGCGATGCTATCGCTAATCCATAGATCATTATTTACATCAAAAGCCAAACCAGAATAGGGTGCAGCCAACTGGATGCCAAGAGTACGTGTGGCCGCAAGAGTCCCGCCACCGTACATCCCATTTCCAGGTAAAATAGACGTTGCGGCAAGAGCAACATAGGCAGGATCAATGTTCATAATCTTGCCAGGAGCCATGTCAAGCCCTGTTCCGGCAAGCGCATCATTAAGGAATATACCACTGGCACTCACGGTAAGACCACTACCAGATTGCGTTAAGGCTTGGATGAGGATGTCGGGGCCAGCTAACGTCCCACCTCCTGTAAGACCATTCCCTGCCGTAATCGTGGTCGTGGTACGAGCTACAGAAGCATTGACGCTGATGTTACTACCAGCCAGGATAATACCATCTCCTGCTGTGAATCCCGTTGGCGGCGGAGAACCAGAGGCACTAAATCCTGGAATTGTGACTTGTCCTGTACTAGGATCAAAGGTAAAGAAATCATTAGTGCCTAATCGTTCACTGGCAGATATCCTAAACTTTCTGGGAAAGGTACTATCAATTCCTATAGAATACCACTGATCCGACATAAAGACCGGATAGTTGTCGGGATCATATTGGTGCATTCTGAAATGCAGTACGGCATCACCGATTGCACCACCACCTGGATCCCATGTGCCTTGCTGCTCAATCGTGACGCCAACTTTACGACCAGTTTCAGTACCCGCATTAGTGATATTAAGCTGCGATGAGCTTATGTGATCACTGAAACCTATATGAACATTACGACCTAGCTTCACTTCTTCAGCCATCAAACTAGCTACTTCCCCATATACACCAGTAGATAGCATAGATTTAGTGCTAAGATTTAGTGAAGCAAATACTTCATCGTAATAATTTGCCGCTTGTAGGGATATAGAAGCTTCCTCAACTAGCTCTGAGGAAGTCATCATGGTCATACCTAACTCACGTACAAGATGACCACCACCTCTATCCCAAAAAGCCGCAGTAATAAAAGCGGCTGGATAAAAGCCCTCAGTAGGTGGATTAGCTATATCATCATACCAAGTAATATTTCTTAATGGATCATTTCCGGCTAACGAATCAAAGCGCATTGAGATACCAGTATCTCGCTTGACTATCAAGCTCTCAATGCTACCTTGATACATCGTTAAATTAGTATCGTAGAAGTCAGCACCATCTTCGTTAATAGATATACCGATGAAGCCATCTCCAGGAACCTTCGCCAAACTGTTTCCGGCAGCCAATCCATAGGTATCTGTAGTGTTTCCTAACACTCCATTAAGATTACCCATCCTCACTTTATTGAGGAAGTGCGGTGCATTTCCAGCTATTGCATCAAAGGTCTGTACTTGGATGTACGGGCCTTTATTGGGATGAAACAAACTCGTCGCATAGACCACACCTTGACCGTGAGGTTCTTCAACAGTAGGTGGTTGGCCGAAGTCAACACCTGTTTCACCCTTATGGATGAAAGCACCTGTGAAGCCACCTTCCCTACGCTTGAGCCGCCATAACTGACGTGACGGCCTTTCATCTTCGGGTGTCTGTGTTACTCGATTAACATAATCATTAACGCCAGCATCTATTACAATGAAGTTTACGGTTTGGATTACTAGATTAGTTTCCCAATCAATTGTGCGGAACTGTATCCAGTTATCTACCAAGAATAACTTGTGGCCGTCTAGACCAGGAGCTTCCTCAAACCATACATCTACATTAGCATTGATGGCCGGAACTTCAAAAGTTGTTTCTACAATACCATAGCTTCTGGTTAGGAACCATTCTCCCCGCTGAACACGAGCTTCATCTGCTACAAACTTACGAGCATAAAGATTATCTACCAACAATTCGGAGATGGTAAGTTGGCTCTTATAGCCACCCATCCACGCTATTTCCCAACCATCGATACCAGAAATCATATTCTGTGCATTGGATGTACGTAGCACCTGATCATCGGGGAACATAATGTTCTTACGGGGAACAGGTGGATTTAGATCATCCCATACATAACCAGTAGGTGTGGATTCTATATAAAGATTACCCTTTGGTTTGATCTTAAGATCATGTGTACTGATGATGTTATAAACGCCATTGATGAAGTTAATATCACCACGTAAATCTAAAGTCTTTAGTCCTAATTTTCCTAGTGAACTATGCAATAAGATGTTCGCTGCGCTGACACTAACATCTGCTGAAGATGCTACGTCATGAGTATGTCCTACATTGCCTGTGCCGCCTTTGAAGTTTACAGAATCAAAAGTTAATGTATCAGGATCATTCATTGCGATCCCGTTGACATTAGTCTGTAAACCGCCAGCGGGATCTATTTTTACTTGAATCTTGTTTGTTGCACCAACTTCACTAAGCCCTTTATTGGTATCTATAATATCCGTAACATCTACCCTTACACTGGTAGATAATACATCAATTCCTTGCCCACCCCCAATCCCAAGTCCAAGCGTACTCGTACTCATACCACTTGGATTCTGCAAAAAGATATGTAGACCTGGAGGTCCGGCAGCAAGACCACCATCTAAACTGGCACGAACTCCAATACCAGTAGCATCTATTAAGATAGCTCTATCTGTATTGGATTTAGCCGAAATAATGTTATCTACGGATATATTGATACCGAGTCCTGCGGTATATGTTCCACCACCCCCACCACCACCCGTAGGAGGGAAGACAGGCTTGAATGTAGAAGTAGCTGCATCCCATGTAGGTACTTCACCTGTATCCCAACCTGTAGATTGTACGTTGGTGAGATCAAACATTGACATGGGAGCAGGAGGAATTGGATCACCTGTACGATAGGCAGCAGCTTCATAGATAACAAGCTCACCGTTTTCACGGCGCATCCTCACTTGCTGTCCTACCACCATCGCAACATCTACTCTATCTTTAGCGATGGTTACACCCTGATCCGCACGATCTCCCATAGTCACATGCACATAGCCAGGACGTCCCACAACAGGGATAGCGTCTGGAGTCTGCTCCATCAACCCCAAACGTCCTATGATGGCAGTACGTATATTACTACGTTCCCAGATGCGATCAAAAGCTCTAAGAATCTCTGATTCGCTCATACGGTTCCTTCCTCAGGGACGTCCGGCCACAAGATCACAGTGTTTGCCGGAAAGCCGGACGTTTCCATTTCCCAATGTATACTTACGTCACGAGTAACACCCGTAGATTCATAGGTATATTCTGTGGTCATTTCCGTAACAATACCCCGTACTTCATCAAAGCCAATAGCTTCACGAATAGGACTATTCGCATCGGAGAACGTGAGCTTCAACCATTTGGCTTCTGCCGGATCAACCCACTGAGATACAAGATCTCTTGGTGCAACAATCGTAAAGGGCTGGAACTTAGCGTTTAATTTAGCGAAGCGATTACCTTCTTCGTCATTAAGATTACTTTGCCCTAAAGATATGCGCTCACCAACTTCCATGAACTGCTCACCTTGCCCATGCTCTGTACCAGGAGCAACACAAGATATGACTTCCAGTTCTTCTCTGCCGTCTACTATAATAAAATCATTAGTAGATATTAAAGATTTGGTTTGGATAATCCCGATAGTAGATTGGTGAGAATAAGCCCATGTGATGCTAGTCCAACGGCTATCATCTAGGGTATCCATTATGTCATCCAGATTATTTGGGCGATCTACTACCCGCATAATATTAAGATCAGGAACCATCTTTAACTGACCCAGGCGATTGCAAGACATCCTATAGCTAGGACTTAATCTGCCACCAAGATCTTGTATCTGTGCGTTCAAATTTTGCTTATCACTACCTAAAATTGCAAACTTAAATATAGATAAGCTATGCGTATAATCAAAGAAATCAGCTACTTCCAATACTGTAGAGTGCATGTGCAACATGAACCATATGTAGTAGAGCATATTGCCCCACAAGGTAAGAGACCAATCCACTCCCACTGTAGTAGCATACTTCATAACTACAGTGAAGCCAGGTAACATCGTCAATCTTTTACCTGCGTCAAAGAAGGTTAGTCTTGTCGTATTGGTGGTTGCCGTTGGTTCGGCACGAATCGCTATATCATCAGCTTGATGCCAACCTATGAACTGCATTTGATACCGAAATTCTGGAAAATAAGCAACGGCATCATCCCACATCATCATTAGAAAGCCATCATAATATTGCTCTCTTGGAAAATCTTTATACATCTCTATTGTTAGTTCTTGCCCTATTTGGTCATGCAAATGGGATACTATATTGAATTGTGTAGTAGATAGATCATTAGCAGGATCACGAGCGAAAATAGGAATCTTCTGCGTTCCTGTATGATAAACTCCCAAATTATCGACATGAAGGTATACATAGTGAAATCCAGGAGCAAAATTTAGAACAACTCTAGATGTTGTGTTGCTTCCCCCTACTAGGGTTGCTCCAGCACTCCATTCCCATCTAAAGTTATTGGGAACAGAAATAGGTGGTGATGCAGCTAAATCAAATACAAAGCTCTCGGCATTGAACTCAACTTGCAACAATCCCGTTGCAGGATTTATATCTCCTGCGGCTCCTGGCCCACCATTAGGAACAGGTTCAGGCTTTCCATTGTTAAGTTCAGAACCTATATCTGTATCTTTCCACATAGCTGCACCAGCGAAGACGGGAATCTTAGCCCATACTCTATATTCTTCTAATACTGTGATATAGGAATTATCTACGATATTAGCTTCACCAATACCTATACCACGAGAATAGCGAGCAACGTGCATCTGAACTAGCGGAAAATCAGGATCCATATATCTATATCTAAGTGTACCATAATCATTTTTATCCGGCGCAGAACCTAACAGCACCGTCATACTTTCTTTTAGGAGAGAAGTATTTCCTACAGTTACGGTATCAAAATTTATAATTTCCTGTGGATAGGGTAAAGTCGTACCGTTCATATTCACTCTGGCACGCATGATGACTTTAGGTTTGTTGATATACATACGTAGAGTCATGGAAGTAACTTTAGATCCCTAATAATAATCACCATATTACGAATAAAATAGTTTTCCCAAGTAGCCTCTGGTTGGATGGCCGTACCCGTATATCTTTTATATTGATAAAGTGGATTGCGGGTATAGATAGTAACGGTAGCAGATGGCAAAGATTGGATTCCCAACGGTGTTAAGATCGTAGTGAGTTGGGCCGGAGTTTCCACCATACTATAAATCCATTCCACATAAAGCCCCTCATCCAGCACACTACCATTTCCCAAGAATATACGTCTGGTAGCTTTAAGACCAGGACTAGTAGGTTGTGGATTTATTACCGTTAAGGAAGCTAAAGCTACATTACTTCCTACAGCCGCACGATAGTCGCTCATCCTGATGCCGCCACTTTGTTAAGTAAGGTCAAAAGTTTAGAATCAAATTCTGCATAGATACTAGCCGCTGACATCCCAGGAGGTGCATTGATTACGATAGCACCCGCATCTACTCTTATGTTTGATGTCTTCACTGTATTACCGCCCATCCCAGTTATAGAACCTGGAATTACTTTATCATAGACTCCGCCTTCGCCCCTGACAGTAGGACTGAATCCGGCAGCAGATGGCCCACCCGTACCAATCCTAACAATCACATCTTCTGGCTTTGGTAGTGCATCTATAATACCTTGCTGCGTTTCTATCGAATCACCGATTGCTTCTATCGCCTCATTAGTGGTCTTTAGTGCATCTTGTAAAGGCCCAAGATCCTCACCTGTAAAGGCGGCATCAGCGATCTTTTCCTCGATAATAGCCTTACGAGCATTAGCCCGAAGAAGCTTATCTTCCAATAAATACTTTTTATGTTCCTCAAGCGCAATAGCAGTTGCACGATTCTCAGCTTCCTGCCAAGCAGAATTAGCGAAGTTAAGATCAATCATTCGTTGATTGTGCGCCGTATTCAAAGCAGTGAGTTCTGCCGTAGCATGTTCACCAATTTGCGTAATACGTTCACCATGCACCCGATTCATCTCCAAGAGTTGTGCATTGTGATGGGTTTCATCCTTACCCAACCGTATCCCACGATCAATATCTTCTTCTGATTGCCTAAGAATATGAGCATCCTTCATATCCTGCAAGCGTTCAGCATCCTCAAGCCCTTGTTCTTCCAATCGATCTGCGGCAGCAGCTTGTTGATCTGCAAGTTGTAGAGCATGAGCTTCATTAGCATCTGCTACACGTTCCAGATGCGCTTTGTTTTGCTCTTCGATTTCTTCTTTAAGATTTTCCTGTATCTCGGCCAGCAACTTATCTTGAGCTTCTTTGTTTTCTACAAGTTGCTCATCTAACTTTTCTTTTTCCTTCTCAACTGCTATCTTCTTATCTTCTTCTGCTTGCCGTTGCTTTCTTGCAAAATCACGTTGTTCTTGGTATACGGCAGCAGCATCTAATCTAGAAGCAGCATCTAGGATGGCATCATTATGATCCTCTGCCGCCCTTTTCTGTTGCTTCTTAAAATCTTCTTCAATTTCCAAGATGCGTTTGGCAGAGTCTTCACGAGCTTCAAGTTGCTTCTCATTAAAGTCTTCAATAGCATCTTCGGTTCGCTTACGAGCTTGCTTATTAGCATCTGCTATGCTTTCCTGAAGATCTTCAGCATACTCTGCAAGTCTACGATTATGATCCCTGGTCATCCTAGCTATATCATCAGCTAAGTCTTCCTGAGCTTTTAATCTATCCTTCGCCATATCTTGTTCGGCTCTGGCGAGATCGGCAGCAAAGTGTGCGTTATCACGAGCACGCTTCCTAGCAAAGTCAGCCGCTTCCTCAGAAACCTGTTCCTGATAGTCTCGTTCTACTCTAGCCCGTTCCCTAAAGTAGCTACGATTCTCATCCAGTATAGCTTGATCAGCATCAGCCGTGATTCTTCTTCGTTCCGCAGCAAAAGATACCATTTCATCTATCTGGTCTGCTGTTGGTCCCACATCACGAGTACTCCCTGTGGGATCTGGTCCAGAATAGTCCAGATTAAGACCTTGCTCCATGACTCGTGCTGCGTTCAGAGCAATCACAGAGTTGGTAGCCGCCTTGAGCATTACGTTCACTTCTGCAAATTCTTGCGCTATCCTCTCGGCTGTAGGCTCAATCCCCAACATTGCTGTACTGAACTTCCCTGCTTCCATATTAGCTTTCGTCATCTCCAAGCCTAGCTGGATTGATCTGGCTTGTCCTAGACTATGACGATTCTTATCATCTTTTCCCCAAATCCCACCTTCTACATCCCCCATACGTGTAAATTGATCAGGAGATTTTCTATTTATTTCATCGAAGAACTCGGTTGCTGATTCTGCAGCAATCGTAAATCTTTTAGCCAGAAAATCTATTGGCCCACCAACGCTCTCTGAGATCGCTAAACCAAGATTATCATAAGCCGCAGCAAGTCTTTCTACTTCTGTAGCTTGTCCTGCCGCACTATCGGCAAGAGCACCATAACGTTCCATAGCATGATCTAGTACCGCATTTTGATAGGCTTGCTGTTTTGTGAGAGAACTATTAGCCGCCATCAACTCGTTAGTTTTCTTGCGTACTACATCATATTGTAAGCCTAACTGATCTAGACGCTGTCCACGTTGCGTGAACATCTCTAATATCAAGTCATTCTCTACTGCATCTTGCGGTCTACCTGTAGCTAATGAAATACCACGAATGGATTTAGCCGCTTGCTCAATTTCTTTTGCGCTATCGGCAAAGCCTACACTAAGTAATTTTGTGACGCCTTCCAGTTGCTGCTGCTTACTGAGAACACCACCAGTGGCTTCCGAATATACTTGCAGTAGTTCATTAACTTCCCCTTGACTACCAGCTAGACTCCTTGCCGCTACAGCTTGACGAGAATAGGCGGCGGTTACTGTATCGGCAGCAGCAGCCGCATCCGTAAGATTCTTTACAACGGCTGTGATCTGCCCTACAATCGCACCCCCTGCAAAGCTCCCCGCACCTAATCCAACTAAGCCACCCAACAGTCCGGCCCCACCACCCCCACCTAACGCCTTACCAACCGTACCCAAACCCTGCAAAAGTCCGCTAGTACCCCATGCCGCACCCCAACCGCCTTGACCGCCGCCTTGCCTTGCTGTGCGTCCCGCTTGCCTCTGTTGCAGCAACATCATACGGTTCTGTTGCTGGAACGCTGCCATCGCAATACGTTGCTGATGATTCTGCGATGATAGATTCGCTGCCGCAGCCGCTTGAGCAGCTTTGCTATTGGAGCTTATGATCGCAGCTTGTACCTTGCCCGTTGCTGTCACAGCCGCTTGGATTTGCTTCTGTGCCGCTACTGCAACTTTCGCATTAGCTGTGTGTGCCGCTTGCGAAGCCTTTGATGCTTGCATCTGCTGTTGATGCACAATCATCGAGCTTTGCAAGATTTGCTTGTTAGCAGTAATCGTGTTACTTACACGGATTGCCGTATTCGCTTTATTGGTCTGAGTAAGACGCTTTTGATGTTGTTCCAGTTTAACTAGAGCTTGCTCAGATAAATCTATCTTTATCTTAGCTTCTGCTCTAGCAACAGAAACATCTACACCTTTCTTGGTTTCAGCCCGAATGATACGGGTTCTAGAATCTGCTTGTGCTTTGGCCGTCGCCGCTTTTAGCTGCTCAAGATTACTACGAGCATTGGCAACCATCACAGACAAACTTTGGGACACCAGCTTTATTGAAGCATCGGCATCCTTCATACTTGCCTTGACGCTCTGACCTAAAGCCGTCATGTCAATGATGGCTTTTTTAGAGTCAGAAGTGTCAATTATAAATTTGATTTCGGGATTGTCGCCACTACCGCCAGGAAGATCGCTCATTAGTTTGGCTTATACTCCCATTTCTTAACACCGCTACCTTGCTGTCCGGCCAGAGCCAAAACAGTAGCAAGACCCTCCCCTGAGAATGGATCATTGCTACGCTTCTTAGCTTCTTCTTCTTTGTCCATTGGAAGCTTGAACTTATCATCTAGTAATTGATGAATCGTATACTTTTGCTTCCATTCCTTCTTGTCACCCATCCCTACTTCTATACGTTCATGTACGGCATTCTCAATTACATTACCAAAGGTCACAACGGCAGCATCGAATAGATAAGCTACCAAAGGATCTTTAACGCCTAGAAGATCAGACGGTCGGCTGTGGGTCTGCTGCACCGTTTGCCACAACGTCCACATCTGACGGCGGTTGGTAACGAAACCTGGACAATGCTTCGGAAGGTGCGAACACCAGCCGGAAGATGTAAGCACGATCAGCTATTTCAATGTCATCAATACTTATTTCATTGTCCAGAGTTGGATTATCTACAACCTTCGGTTCCACCATTCCGGCCACACACACTACACGTAAGGATTCCAGCATGTCTGCTGCCGCATCGGGCGTTTCGTTCTCGGTCAAGAATCGCTGAAACTTATCTTCATCACCCTTGTCATATATCATCTCTAAGACAAGTGTAGATAACACTTGCGGTATCTTACCCAACTTTAGAAGCTGATCCGGCAACACGGTACGAATCCTTACGATGTAACCGCTATAGGGGAGTTGAATTAACTCCCCTTGCTCACGCTTCTTACGCCACTCTAATCCTGAACTTACGGGCAAAGTTTCCATGATTAGGGGTTCGCCACGATTCCAGCGGGCGGGAACGCTGTAATAGGCACATCGGTTGGATGCGTGATTACATTGATAGAACCCCAACTGGCATCATCCACCACTTGCATTGTGACTTCAGGGATGGTGAACGTACCGTATTCCATCTGCGCCAGCGTGAAGCCGCTAAGGATTTTGCACTTCGGCAGAAACAGCCAGGTATCTCCAGCTTCCGCTGAAAGTGCTTTTAGGATGATCCCAACATAAGGCATCTTCTGACCACCACCAATGCGTAGACTCTTAATACTGGCAGAAGTAGCGATGCTTTTTCCAGTTAAGATACCAAGTGTATCTAGATTCAAACCACCCCAACGCATCTGTAACGTACCGCCAATCGCATTTGCTGCGATGGCAGTTTGGGTATCATCACCCGTTAGAATGGCAGAGATGATTTCCATCGCCACCGAACCCATCTGGATGGACATGATGTCACTTCCAGAGGGAGGATTGTACGTCGGAGGGCTTCCTGCTTGCCAAGTAGAAATTTTTGCATCATTAAGACCGTATTGTGGTGCTCCCTGATCGAACGGCATCTTATTCTTCCTCTCCTAATGTTACAAGACCCAACCTTGCGATTCTCTTCAAAGATTGCAATATTCTTGGTCCCCAGAAATCTTTTGCGGGAACTAGAATAGAGTAACGTCCTTGATGTGCTAATTCCAACCAGATAGTATAGTGTAAAGATGGATCGTGCTGTAGCACAATCGTACCAATGGGACCGCTAGTAGGATCTACCCAAGCCTTCAAACCTTGTCTGGCTTTTGTAGTTCTGTCCTTCCAAGGAGCATTATCCTTTGCCCATTGCTCCATTTCTGCTGCTTGCCGTATCGCTACATTCCTACCTGACTGGAAAGTTGCTTGCAAGAATAGTTCTGTGGTCTCCCCCATTCTGGTAAGGGAAGCTGGATTCTTTACGTATACCCCTGATTGATTCGCCATCTAATACTCCCTCATCGTGCAATAACTCTATCATTCCGGCGGCAGCATCCTGCCAAGTCTGATTGCCAGATAACCACGCTCTTGCCTTCTTGCCCCTGGTCAAAGCCTGATCAGGTTCATTGTAGCAATAGAGCATTGCATCTGCTAATCGTTGGATATCGGCTATCATCCATTCCCCGCAAGATCTACTTCCTCTCCTGCCAGGAGGGATTGGTGTCATCTTACCACCACCCACGATGTAAGCCCACTTATCCAAATGACCGTCGTCCATGCCGGAGAACTTCTGCGTAAGAACTTCCAATCCCATCATAGCTGCTTCACGGTGCGGCATCCCCCATCCCTCACATCTCGAGGGAATGGCGAAGCAATCACCTTTGTTAAAGAAGTCAGACATATCATCATAGATGTTACGCTCAACAGATATCCTAGGATCCATGTCTTTTGCCCTAGCAATAAGATCCACTATACGATTGCTCTTGGGCAAGCTCTTGATGATTAAACGTACATCCTTTATCCCATCTGTCTTGCTGCCGAAGGCTTTGTAGAAGGCATAATATACTTCCTGCCATCCTTTACGATCCCCTCTGTCAGACAGAGCTAGGAACGTATAAGGTCGTGAATTATCTACCGTCCTCATAGGAAATTCTTCAGGATCTGTTCCTAACGGCACAACCTTAATAGGAATCTTAACACCACTATCTTCATATACATCCTTACAAAACTGCGACGGCACAAGAATAAGCTCTACGCCACATTTATGGATTGCCTTGACTAAGGCTTTGGATATTTGACTTCCCTCACACATCGTATAGAGCCAGTGTTTCCCTTTAACTTTAGGAACATTAAAAGGTTGATGACAGGTGATCGAAAGATTATTCCAATCTACCCGCATCTGATCTAGCATCCATTTAGGTTTCTCAGTATCCTCTACGGTTATCGGCAGCACATCCAATCCAAACTCTTGCATCTGCTTCACTAAGCGTGCCGAGAATCTACCGTAGCCATCATAGTGTGCGTAATAACTAATCCAGTTAATCGTCATGCCCATCGCAACTTTCGTGTGATGTAATCTGAACGCATCATGGAAGCTCCGTTCAAACTACCTGGATCAGTAAGAAGACCTGTTGTATACATCCAGTTGATTGGATAGTAATCTGGAAACTTATGATTCTGTAACAAAGTAAATAGAAAGTTATCCATTACTTCGATAAGATCATAACCTACCCATTGATACATCCAAAATTCTACTACCCTGGTTAATCCAATTACACGTTCTTCAGGATCCATGATAGCAGGATTAGGGATTGGTGAACGGGCTTTGATAATAAGGATCGGCAGCAAATAGCCATCAACATCATAAGCTGCGGGTGTAGAATCACGGTGTATACCTTGATGCCCTAATGAGCTAAAGGCGTAGATACCACCAGTAGCGATAGCGACTAGCGCAGCATCACCTTGCAGATAGTTTAAGAACATACCCTCAATGGTAATGGGTGGAGCTATGATATTAGGAGTTGGTATTGCGCTCATTATCCCCATCCAGCATAGCTTGTACAAAAGCAATAAGATCCTTGATATACTTATCCGTAACTACAAAGCCATAATCCCGCTCTATCTTTTCACGGATAAGATCTATATCCTTACTCTCCACTAAGATCTCTAGCTTCTGCCGTTTCGCCATTATCCAGTAGCTTCCCAAACACCTTGAATCTCACCTCTGGTCGTAATAACATCTACACACTTGTACTCATCACCTTCATATACAAACACATAACCTTCCTTCATATCAGTATTTGGTAATGTAGGATGGTTCTTAATGCCGTATATAATGACCTTGCGTACAGGTGCGCTTCCTGCTGTGCTTTCTCCAGGTGTTGCCGTGTTGTCACTCTCAATCCTTACGGTTTGCGAAGCGAGTCTTGTACCATTGGGAGTACGGAATACTGCCTGAGATGGTCTTGCGGAGATCCTCCGCAATGCCTCTGCCGCTTTCATCCCAGTATCGATCTCGTTCGATCTCGTAGTTTTGGATAGCTTCGAAATCCAGGTCGAGAGATCTACCATACATAGCCTCTTGGATATTCTTTAACTCTAGGAGGGTTCTGCATAGGCTTCCCGGATCTGACCGCTCCCGCTTCGGCGGAGACGGCGTCCTCAAGCAAGTTCTCCCATCTACGCAGTTCACGCACGAGATGATCGTATCTTTGGGATGCTTTCTCGGTTGTGTTGTTCTGCGTATAATCTACTTCATTAGCCGCTTGCATCACCATGCGCCGCAACGTTATCACGCGAGTGCTAATCAAGATAGAAGTAGGATCACCAAACCTCTCCCCTGCTTCTACGAAGATAGCATCTATGGTTGCATCAGATAGCGAGAGAACGTCATCCGGCGCAAAGCCTACATCCATACGAAGCCGTTGCTGCTCTAGTGCTGTAGCCATATGTCCTCTTAGACAGGCCAGGTAATCTCTTCAACGGAACGCAGCGGATTGGCATAGATCCCCAACCACACATCCCATACGATTTGATCCATAATGAAGCGGCTCACATCAGCGTTACCTTGTGCTGATTCTAGCGGTTGCTTCACCAGAGAAACAAAGTCATCCGAGCGATACGTGGTGCTGATGAGGTAAGATTTGCCAAGCGTCACCCCAGGATAGGTAACTGTCTTCTTACCACGAGTACCAGACCAGCCACTATACCCGATGACCGCCCCGATCTGTGAGGAAGCCGATGAATCCAGCGCAAAGCCTTCCTGCGGTACACGATTCAACATACGTTGGATCATGAACATCTGTGCAGGATGACACAAGAGTACATACGGGCCTGGTCGTGGATTCACGGTGTCAGCTTGTGCCGCCACAATTGCGCTTTCCAAAGTAAGGAACCAATCTTCAGTCGTCGTAACACCTGTCGTCACGGCAGCAGATTGGTTGGCAGCAAGATACGTATAGTTCAGGATTGGCTGCAAGTGCATGTGATTGAGCAGCGCATTGTGCGCTTCCCCAACAGCACGCTCGATGCGAGCAATCTGCCAAAGCTGATTGAACATCATCAGCTTCTTGCTATACTCTAGCCCAACGCCGAACTGACGTTGTGAAACAGATACTTCCGCTGTGGTGATGTGTCCAAACTTAACTTCACCACCTTCGAAGACTTCCTCGAATACGAAGCCACCTGGCCCCCAATTCTTAAGATTAAGGGTTTCCGGCAGCGAACTATCTACGATGATGTCATAGATTGGTTCGTATACTGTAGGAACACGAGTACGGCCAGCATTAACTTCGTAGGTAATGCGGGTGTACCAGTCGGCAGCAAAATCATCTGAGCCAATGAACTCATAAACTGTCTGTCCATTGACACGCACTTCCTTGAGGCTTTTGCCGAGATCAAAGCCCTTCTCAAATTGATAATACGGTAGCTCCTTGCGAGCATTAGCCCCGTTGTAGATTACGCCCATTTCTTCCTCTCCTATAAAACTATTGTGAATGAGTTGCGAACTACGAAGCTAATGAGTTGGCAGCGAGCAATCTACCAATCACAACATTGTTGGCGTCTTTGGCTTCCATCGCCTTGAAGAACGCCACGATCCCTGCTCCTGGAGCAAGAACATACGCTGCATCCTGCGGAGTGTGACCAGTCACCGAAGCCAGTGTAAGATACACGATGGTTCCCTTCGGTACGGCCAGCGCAGCAGGAACAGTAATCTGATAGGCACGATCATCAATAGCAATGGCAATAGTTTCACCGATTGCCCCTGCACTTTCAGCGATACCTACCCATCCTTGTGCGACTACAACTTGCCCCTTAGCGACCGCAGCCGTAAGAGTGACATTGACAGCCTTGCCATCATTGTCAAAGTATGAAAGTAATCCGGACATTTTTCTTCTCTCCCTGTATCTATTGAACTACCGTTCTAGTTGCTTGCCGCATTCTGTGAGGGTGGAAGAACAAACCATTTGCCCTTCATCTTCGGGTCTGTTCCTGCCGTAGTCCCACTTTGGTTCTGAATAGGTGTGGTCTGGTTTGGCCCCATGCTCTCTTGCAATGCCAGATCAAGAGCTTTCTTCACTGAAGGCTTTTCCAAGACTTCAGCGTAAGCCTTCTCTGCATCTGCCACTGTGAGCGGATTCTTGGCTTCCACCATGTCGATGACCATTTCCCGCACAGCCTCAATCTTGATTGCCTTGTCGCCCGTAGTAGCCATCTCAGTAATACGGGATGATACCGCTGCTTTCTCACGAGCAGCGTCCTTTGCCTGGATGCTTTTTACCGCATCCAAGATGTTCCCGTCTGTCAAGCCAAGAGCTTCCTTGATTTCCTTAGAGTACTCTTGGATGATAGCGGCACGAACTGATTCCGGCAGCACACTAGCATCTGCTGCTGTCATCTCCAACATGGCTTGCTTCTTTTCTTCTTCTGTCACTTTCTTACTCTCCTTGATTGGTCTAACAACAATGATGCCACTTTGTGTAGCCATCTCTTGTGTTAGCAACGGTACGGCAGACAGATCCGATATTCCTGCTCTATCAGCGGGTGCAATATCAATCTGATTAAGCACCAACGTAGAGGCTATCATCTTGTAAGCCCCCAACTGCTCACTCCAGACGCCATCACCTCTAGCGTCTATACTGGTAGCAATCTTCTTCTGAGTTGCACGATACCTCTGCAACCTGTTACGGCTATCACCCGAAGGCACATAGCCCTTTCCTATAAGATATTCCTTGACTCGCATTGTACCAATCCAATGCACAGCTTCGGCAGGGAAAGCAAAAGCACGATCACTTTCAGAAAGATGCCCCATCAATCCTATGGGCTTGTTATCACGAACTTGCTTTTCCAATTCGGTAATGAAGGCTTCATCGTAGAACCTTTGGTTCCCTGATTTAGCATTTGCTTTACCGATTGGTAATGTGACGAAGATAGGTTTATCTTCTCCGCCTGTAAGTTCCCTGAGGTCAATGTCCCTGAAAATAGGCACTTCAGGAAATGCACCTGTGAACTCCGAGATGAGCAAAGTATCATGAAAACTTCCCTTGAGCTCTTCTCCATCTTCCATAGCCCCTCCTACTGTGTAGGTCGTACCTGACGTGGTGGCGTGGAAGTAGAAGTCGATGAGCGTCCTTGTTGTTCACGTTGCTCACGCTGCTTCCTCTGCTCATCGGTTTCTGGCTTGCTCTCAGCAGATTCCACTTCGGCGTCTGACTTCTCTTGCGCTTCCTTTTGCTTCTGTTCTTCCGTCTTAGGATTGTTTGGGTCTTCCGGCACAGGCGTCACAGGTGGCTTGATTGTGCTGGGATCTACAGGTTCAGCTTCTTCTTCTGCTGCGGCTTCCGCTACCGTCTTGCCTTCTGCCGGAACCACAGGTGGTTCAATCGTACCTTCTGGAAGTTCTGCTTCTGGCTTGATTGCATAAGGTTGTGCAGATGATGCCATAGGTTCTGCTTCTGGTTTTGGCAAACGTACATCCTTTGCTCTATCACCCAAGAGCGCATTAACTTTCGCATCCAAAGCGGCTACTGCATTTTGCACACGAACCAATCGCTGTTCCAGCTTAACATTTTCTTTTGATACAGTCATTTCTTCCCCCTCCATTAAACTAATAATTCCAATTCTTCTTTTAGAGACTCATCCATTTCACCTAACTTCTTCCCGCCATTGGGTGTTGGGCCAGGATCTGGGGCGTTCTCCTTTTGCATCTTCATCTGTCTTTCCATCTTGGCTTCGTCATTTACTTGCCGCTTTTCCGCATCCCGCTTTGCTTGCTTCAGCACTTCATCGGGATTCTCTATATCAATTGGAAGAAGGGTAAGTGCTGTCTTCTCATCCAGCAAGCCTTCCCCGAAAGCCCAATTCACCGCATCCAATACCATACGGCCATTCTGTGTGAGCTTGTTCCATTGCAATATGGGATCCTCTCGCCGTTCAGGGGAGATGATTTCCTCATACGCCTGTACAATACGGCACACCTCTAGAATCCAGGGAGTGCAGCTTTTCTGCCTTGCCGTTATGAAGACTTCAAACACTGGCATTTGTGTTTCGGCAGAAGCCTTACTTCCCTCAATTGCATTACCGAACACGAACTCTGGCACTTCCAGATGCTCAATGATAAGGTAGAACAATAATCCCAGAATCCTTACAGCATCATCCGCAAAACTTCCTGGACTTTTGTAATCCATCGTAGCCCCCGAAAGCGTTAGAACATCGCTCATGTCGATGCTAATACTCTCGGATTCCCTCGTTGTCCCATCGGGTAGCTTTGTAGAAGCCTTGCTGCCGTATCGACGCCAGAAAGCATTAAGATCTTGCACCGTGTTAAAAGCAATCACAGGTGTTGGTCTACCTTGCAAGATGTTCCCCTCCACTGAGGCTTCCAAGATTTGTCCGTAACGATGTAGCAAATCAAGAAGAGCCTCAGCTTCAGGATGCCCGAACTGCTCACCTTCCCCAGGATGATTTGCTACGTGAACTACGGGAATGATTCCTATAAGATTGGGGTAAGTTTTCGTTCGGATTGTGCCGTTGGAAAACTCTTCTCTATGCACTCGTCTATCTATATAGTACTCATCCGTTACGGTCATCTTTAGCGATCCGTCCTCAGGATGGGCGAACACTTGACGAATGCGCCAGCCTACTCGTTTGCCGTAGTCATCAGGAGCAACGATGGGATCTACGCAGTTAGGCGGCACAAGAGTCACACTACGATCTGCGTTGATTACGAAGAAAGCGTCACCATGCTTCAAAGATCCTTCATAAGCACGCATTATATCTTCATGATGCAGGGAAAACCATTCATCTAACTTCTTCTGCGTTCGCTTGCTTTTAAGCAAGAACACGGGAAGGCTCCCCAACACCCATGCGGGTATCTTATGCACGATAGGTCTGATAAAGAGACCGGAGACTTCGAGTCCGGCCACCTTACAGTAGTATGCTCTAGTCCAGAAGTCATAGTCACTACGTCCCCAACTATAAGTAGGGGTTCGCCAGATTGTAGAACTTCTGCGGATGATAAGGCTGAAACTACGTCCCAAGTCACGGGAGACGTCAGCGAATATCTCATAGAATCTATCCCAAATTTTCGGTAGGCGCATGGACAGCCCTCGTTGATGTTCTGATTACCCGTACAGTACGAGTAAAATTAGATTGCCCACGCCGCACAGTAGATACGGCCCCAACAGGTATTTCATCCCCCACAGGTTCCATTTCTGGTGCAGCACGTCGCCCCTCAACATGAGCAGAGGCCATCATCACGTCCCCACCGAGAATGATGATGCGAGCACACTGAGCCAGCGCAAAGCTCGTAGCTCTGTCGTCATGCTCATGTTCAGGGGCTTTTAACGTGCTACCGACTATGGAGGCGAGTTGTTGATAAGTCGAAAAAGCATGTACAATCGCGTCTTTTTCCTGTATAACCTTTGTACAATGTGTATACATTATAGCCTTTCCCTTAGTGGTATTGAGCCACCCAGGACGGCTATCCATGCCATTCATCGTACCTTCAAAGCCATCCTCTGCCAGCTTGAGCAGCACAGCATGACCATGATTGTTGCGCTCTACCAAGACACTAGCTTCATTATAGAAGCCAGCTAACTTCTCAATGTAATCTGCAAAGGTGTTCGGTTGCAGCCGTTCGGCTAACAACGCTACTTCCTCGCCTGTAGCCACATCCATAACAGTTGCAGAGCTATCATCTGAGTTAGGATTTCCTTCTGCAGGATCCGCCCCAATGACATAAATGTGGCCGTCTTCAGGTCGCTTAAACACAGTAAGACCAGGAAGCCCAATATTATCATCCCCCTCAAGCTCCTCGTAAACTGCCGCAAGCCATTCATAGGGAATCCTCTTATCCAAGGAACGGGGTTTTAACGCCTCAGAATCGGTTGCTGGATATTGCTCGTACAGGTCATCCAGGGAACCTGTACGAGATTCAATATCCACCTTCTCCTTCTCATACCATTCCGGAGTCCTGCGAGGATGGACGTACCAGGGCAAGAAGATGTGCGCCCAAGCCGTCTTGCCAGCTTTGGCGTCAATGTATATCTTTTTGAAGTCAGAGATGGGCTTGTCTTTATCGGCACGAGATAGCAGTATCATTTTCCCACCATTTGCGATAGTGGGTTTAACTGCTCGGAGAAGCGAGTTTAGGTCAGGAGAGAGATCAGCCTCGTCGACAATAGCCAGAGTAGCAGTATAAGAATCCCCAGCAGAAGTAGGAAAACTTCGGGCTGTGCTTTCATTCTCCATACTCCACTCATGGGCATTGTCAGTGAAGACTGTGTGACCGCCCTTCATCCATTCCGGCAAGCGGTCATACATCCCACGAAGGCGGTCTTCGGAGAGCAGGTAGATTGCATCTATGTCCCGCTTACTAAATATCAACACAGATGCAATCGGCCTGAAAATCATGCACCATAAAGCATACGCAAGAACAAGCCAGGTGAGACCAATCTGCCTTGCCTTGAGTACGATGGATAGCTGATTACTATGTATGATGTCCAATGCGGCCATTTGAGCGGGCCACAAAGTGAAGGGAACCCAACCTCCCTCTACAGTATCGTAGATATGACAATATTTGTTTATGAAGTAGGCAGGACTATTGTAACACTTCCCCAGTTCCTCTGCTTCCATCTCCGTCATGGAGTAGCTTGGGGACTGTGAAAAGTTCGCCTTCCTCAACAATGTCATCTTCTTGGACATCTATAGCCTTTGTGCCGTTCCGCATTGCAGCAATGAGCGAGCGAGCATCCACGTTGACTTGCACGTTATTGTTCGTTGTAAGGGTCTTGGAAGTATCGTAACCACGATCCTTCGCTTGGGTTCTGAGGAAGAACATCAAAAGACCTGGCTCTGTTTCCATCTGAGAAACCAAAAGATCTTCAGCATGATCCTTAATGGCTTCTTTGACCTGTATCCTAGCGTCCATTACGGCAGGATGGTGTACCATGTAATCCATAAGCTCGCCACGAGAAAGACCAAGCTCTTTAGCGGCCAGCCCCATATTCCCCATTTGATTGCGAATGGCGAGGATTACTATACTTTCTTCCAGATATTCTGCCTGATTTATCATCTAGGATTCCTTGCGATGAATGTGTTAGGTTTAGCCTAACACAACATAACGTATTTGTAAAGCAGCAATAACCGTATATTGTGGGCATATACCCAATTTGCAGCCTAGCGGCGGCTGTGCTATACTGCTAAATACGTTATGCGCCCAAGCATAATAAAATATTACAGCCGAGAAAGGCCAAGACAGAATGCCAGAAAAGCAATCGCCAGCTCCAGATGTTGGCAGAGTAACCTTCCTACCAGAGACAAAGCAAGACTTTTTCTTCTTCATCCCCACCAAAGTTAATCCCACCCTTAAACTGCTAGACGGTAGCATGTGGTTCATAGCCAACAATCCTACGTTGGGTTTGTGCTATCGTGCTACAACTTCGTTGGAAGCTCTACACTGGTTACGTGATAGCTTAGGCCCACTGATGCTTGCGCCGGATGTAGCAAAATGGCGCAGAGAAGTTACCTTCGTTAACCCTATCCCAGAAATACGTAATCTACCTTTGTTCCCTTTCCAGCGTGAGGCTATTAGCTTTCTAGCTGACCGTCAGCGTGCCATGCTATCGCTTAGTCCAGGATTAGGTAAAACGATTTGCAGCATTACGGCAGCGAACCTACTCGAGGATGTGGATACTGTACTGGTCATAGCTCCGCTTTCCCTACTGTATATGTGGAAAAGCGAAATAGAAAAATGGGAACAGTTCCTACCTCGTAAGAGCAATGTGATTATCTATCACGGCAAGAAAGCCACATTGCAGGAAATGAACAATAAGGTACGCAATCGCATGACCTGGGTAATTACTAATCCAGAAACCGCTATAAAAATTGTACCGACCTTGCTGACCAAACACTTTGACCTCATGGTACTAGACGAAAGCATCCTATACAAAAGTCGAACTTCGCTACGCACCAAAGGTGTAGTAAGATTAGCTAAGGGTATCCCCAGAGTATGGGAATTGACAGGCGCACCAGCCAACCGCATGATAGATGACATATGGTCACAGTTCAATATCCTAAAGCCCAAAGCCTACAGTTCCTATTGGCGGTTTGCCCAAGAGTATTGCATGGTGAATCCTACACCCTGGGGCAATCAAGTAGTTGCTAACAAAATGGATGCTGAATACGTCATAAAGAAACGCTTTGAAGATATATACTTTGCTCGTAGTCAAAGCGAAGTGTTAGATATACCAGAGTGGATTTTTGAGGAAATAGATATACCCATGAAGCCTAAGCAAGAAAAGGCTTATCATGAGATGGCTGTAGACTTAGCCACTACGCTAGAGCAGGAAGACGATAGCGGCAACGTCACGGCCAGCACGAAGATCACAGTAGAGAACCATCTCAGTAAAGTAACCAGATTAATCCAACTAGCCAGCAATCCAATGCTGCTAGACGGTACAAACGAAAGCGGTAAATGGGATGCTCTGCCGGAGCTAATGGAAATATACGATGGCCCCTGGCTCGTATGGGTGAGCTTCACACGTACCGCCTACTATCTTGAAGAGTTCCTGGCCCGTAAGGTAGATCAGCGTATCGGTAAAATCATTGGAGCTACTGATACAGAAGAGCGTAACAATTGGATACGTAAGTTCCAAGAAGGCGAAACAAAGATTCTCATCCTAAACATGCAAACAGGTAGCTTCGGCCACACCCTCACGGCAGCAAGGACAGCCTTCTACCCTGAAAGAAATTATGATAGCAACTACTTTCAGAGTCTTCATCGTTTCCGCCGCATCGGTACAGTTCATGCTCCTAACGTGGTTCATCTACGATCTGTGTACCAAGACGGTTCACCTACTATTGACCATCTGGTTCACGGTCTTTTAGACTATAGAGTTGGGATGATCAAAGATTTAACTACTGGCATGTTAAAGGATATACTTAAATGAAAATGCAAGAGATGACTACAGAAGGTTTACAACGCTTAGAAAATCCAAAGTTCCACAAAGCCTTTTGCGGCAAACCTGGATTCCGCCTACAAGCCCTGAAAGCCTATGCGGAGAAGGTAGAATTTATTACGGACGGTTACAGCACGGATGTTAATGAGTTAGCGATGCAGGTGAATACCAACCTCGCTACTTTTAATCCCCAAGAAGATTGCTTGATTCCGGCAGGGACTGGCATCATTAACATCATGGTAGGTTATTATCTAGCTAATCACTTCCCTAAAGAATCCATAGCTGTGGCGTTCTTTCAGCGTGAGATTACAAAACATGATAGAACGGTAATTCCAGAAAACTATGAGTTCTACCGTTTCTATCCCAATGCCCTTCTGGGCCTGATGTAAGGAGGCAACATGGCGTGCAGATCACCGCCGATAAAAACATACAACGTTGTGTAAACCCGCATTCGTAGAAGTGAAACAGGAGATAAACTAATGGCAGATCCCGCAGAGAGGATCGCACAACCACCTTCCCTTGCAAGGGATATACCCTTCGGTACTTGGGATGATACTACAGCAGAAGATAAGGGTTGGAAAATACTTGTCTATGGCGACAGCGGTAGTGGTAAGACCTACTTCGCTGGTACTTTCCCTGATCCACTCTTCCTTGACTTAGAAGATGGTATGCGCTCACTTCTACCATTAAAGCGTAACATCAAACGATACCCCAAGAGTCCGGCCCAACAGATCACAACTTTGGATGAGGTGAAAGCCTTCTACCAAATTGTGAAGAAGATCAAACCAGAAGATGCACCATTCAAGACTATTGTAATAGATAGCTTGAACGAACTGCAAATTCTGGTGTTAGAGAATTCGGTGAAGACTAATCCAGCTCAGCGAATCTACGATGATCAACCTACGATGCAAGATTACGGAAAGTTAGCCCGTGACATGCAGACCTTAGTGCGATTGTTCATCAAGCTACCCTACAACATCATCTTCGTTGCGGGATGCAAGGAACGTGAATTTCCTGAAGATAAGTTGCTGCCGTTGTTTTCCGGCAAGAAGACTGGGCCTGACGTCAGAAGGATCATTGAGCAAATCGGCTATTGCTATACTAAGCAAGCGGCGAAAGACCAACCCGCTGAGCATCTTATAGCATTTGCAGATACTCCGGCCTATATAGCCAAAGACCGGACGGGGAAGTTAAGCAGACCAATTCGTAACACCTATGAAGCATTGATGAGTGTAATCAACAAGGGGAAAGAATAACCATGAAAATCGATCTAGAGCGTTCAACACTGTTGGCTGACGGCATTTACAAAGTGCGTATTATGGAGACCGAAGACCGCACAAGTGCCGCTGGCAATCCTTACGTCAATCTTACCTGTGACGTATTGGACGAAGCAGGGAAGTCCACTGGCAACACCATCTGGCACACATTAACCATGACTCCAAAAGCTAAGTTCATGGTTGGTCGATTCCTGGATGCGGTGGGTGCGCCCCTCACGGGTAGCCTGAATTCCCGCAGCCTGAAGAACAAGACCCTGTGGGCAAAGATCGGCAAGGACACCTATCAAGGCAAGAGCAAGAATGTAATCGTCGAACCGCTTACCCCAGAACAAGCAGGCAAGGATGCGGAAAGCGTCAACAATGTTTTTAATCTGGGTGACGATGCAGACACCAGCAACGGCTTTGAGGATGATATTGCCAGTTGGGAGAATGAGGAAGACGATTCCTTAGCAAATGTTCCCGACGAGATGAGTGAAGATTCCCGCTTCTAGTTAATCCAGGGGGTGCAGAAATGCACCCCCTTATCTATGGGAGACCAAGAAATGGTGAGCATCAGCCGTATACTAGCCTTTGATCCTGGTGAAAGCACAGGCATTAGTTTTGTGCAAGACGGTGAATTTGTGTGGGGGATGGTGTGTCGTCCCGAAGCATTTGATAAGGAAGACTTCATCTTTGCGCTTACTAAGATGACAAAGCCTACCACCATCGTCATAGAATCACCACCCAACAGCACCCTCTTCTTCAACCAAGACCAGTTCCATATCTACGCTACACTGTGCCATTGCTATGAGACCGCTGGCTACAATGTAGTGAAGATTACCCCTGGTCAGTGGAAGAAGTTAATAGACCGCACCAAAGTAGATAGCGTTGACATTAAAGATGCCGCTGACATGGCTCGTATGCAGTACAGAATCGAGACCAAACGTGGAACCTGATATCACCATAATCGGCGGCGGTTTAAGTGCGATTTACGCCTATTGGGGTTGCCGTGACGCTGGCTATGAAGCTGACCAGATAGAGGTATTAGCAAGTAAGATGGCCCTTCCCATCGGCGCTATCTTCATGTACGAAACGCCAATCCCCTGGGTAGCTACACCCATCACCAGCATCCTGTTAGGTACGGCAGACCTGTACTCCATGAACCAATGGACAAAGGTAGTGAAGACTAGCGCACATACACGCTTCAACAACAGCCAG